ACGGTTATACATCGGATGCAAATGATACGGTCCCATTAGCAATAACAAACTTAAGCGGGTCTACCGATACTGTGACTGTAACAGTCACGTGGGTTAGGAGTGAGTAATGATTTTTACGTCATATTCGGCGCAAATGAATGCCTGGACTGCTACCGATGATGGATTTCGTATTTGGGGAAAAGCTTGGACCGACATGTTGGATACAATAGGTCTGACCCAAGTCTATTCAGATATTGACTGGGCAACCGCAGTTATGCCTACTGCAGCAACAACATATGCTGGAAAAAGAGTTTATAAATTTAATGATAGTTTATCCGAAACACGAGAAATTTATGTATCTGTTGAATTTGGTCGTGGGTCTAATACTACTGCTAGTTTTGGATTTGCAATTCGATTAACTGTTGGAACTGCACATGATAGTGGTACAGTTACAAACTATGTTATGCAACAATATTTCACTATGACCCAAGCGCCTACCGATGGCGGTGATATTTGGGGTGTTAAATCTGACGCAGGTTTTTCTATATATACTAATCTTAATGTTAATAGTGCTTCTACAATGCAAGCCGGTTTTGCTATACAGCGTCTTTGCGTAGATGGCTCCCCTTCTCCTGATGGAGTCGTAATGATGTGGGCTGGTCAAGCTTGTGACCTAACTGGAAATAATACTACTGCCCCGAGGTATCGTGTTGCTAATTATTTAGGGGGTCAAGTATTTAATTCCACTGGTGGACAAACGAGTGCTAATGCTAGTCGTGGTTTTGCAAATTATCAAGCTGTCCCAGATAACGTAGATGTTTCTTATGCAGGCAAAGCGCCAGCTATAACTCTAGACACATTTGGAAAATACGACCCAGTTGTGCAGTTTATTATAGTTTCAAAATTTGTATATTCTCCAGCTACTGAATTTGATGCTGATATTAATGGTGAACTTGGAACATATCGAATTCCTTATTCTGGCTTTTGTGTTGATAATGGAGCTATCGCAAATACTTATTCACTCCTTGCTTTTAGGATGTCATAATGGCTACCCCAACTTTTACGGCATCCAGTATAGTTAGTCTCTGTGACACAGGGGCGTGTGTTATTGAAATGGTTATGACGTCTGGTAATGGATCTAATCAACCATCAGTTTTAACACAAGGACAACTATGGCCGAGAGGTAAATCATGACAAAAGGAGACTTAAACGGATTCCGTATTTTGAATCGACCGGTTAAACCAGTAGCATTTGGTTTGTCATTCCTAATGGTTACTATTTCTATAATGAACGTACTCGATCTTGATCATTTTCTTGATAGTGTGCTTGGTGATCTAATTGCTATACTGGCCGCTGCTTCTGGTGGGCTTCTTATCGCGGGTTGGCTTGGTAAACAACAATGGGCAGCAGAGTATGGATTGCTTTCCGCCGCTACTGTTTATATAATTCGCGGAACATTTATAGGTTTAATGTATGGGCTTAGTGAAGAAGGACTTTGGCTAAGTTATGGAGCTGCTATAATTGCCGGTGGTGCATTCTTGTTAGAGCGATTGGATTCGAATCCAACAAGAGCCGAATGGTTTATGACGCTTCAAAAAACGCAGACTCAAGCACAAAGTCAAAAAGGAGGCTAATGTTTATGGACCCAGCTATTGCACAAGCATTGGCCACTTTAATAGGTGCTATTACCACAGCAGTTTTAATGGCTAGTGCTTATTATTGGGGGCCACGTCAGCGTGATCGCCGAGCAGATATGCGTCGATCTAGGGATCAGTTACTCATCGATTATGAAGATCAACCCGATGATCCTGATAATAAACATTTTAATAAAAGAAATGAGGGTGAAAATGAGCACTCAGTTGAGTGAATTCTTTGAAGCAGATGAAAATCTTCCTGATGCACTCGAAACTAGTTATGAACCAGTAGTTGAAACTTCTGAAGAGTATGGTTATATTGAGCCTTCAACTGATGTTCCGGCTCCTGCTGATATTTCAGACCAGAATCCTGGATATGTGAATGGAGCACACACATGAAAACCGGATATGAAGCAGCTAAAGCTTTTAAAGAAAAAACCACAAATAAAGTAAATCTGTGTTTATGGGAATGCCAAGAAATTTATCCGACAAATCATTGGTATCTATCGGCATGGGTTCAGTGGGAAAATGCTAAAAAGCGTCATCCTGATCTAAAAAATATTCCGATTGGAGCGCCTGTATATTTTCGCGGTGGTCGGCATGGTCACATTACTATTTATGTTGGTAATGGTGAAGTTCGATCGACTGATGCTGGTGGTCCTGGAGTTATGGGAACTGTTCCTATTGATTGGTTCCGTAGAGCCTGGGGTTTTGAGCCGGTTGGCTGGAGTGAAGATCTTGGTGGAAAGAACATTGACTTCGAGCATGAGATTCGTGTATATCTTAAGAATCTAAAGCCTGGAGTTGATGATTCTGATTCTGTGAAGCAGCTTCGCTATCGTCTTATTCGGCGAGGTTTCCTTAAGGTATCCAAGCCTTTGAGTGTTAACCGTCCTGGTAACAAATACACTCCTTCTGTTGAAGCTGCAGTTAAAAAGTGGCAACAGAAAAAAGGTCACAAAGAAACTGGCGTTTTAACTGAAAAGCAAGCTCGTGAATTCTTTGAGCCAAACCCTAAAGTCAAAGTGATTGCATAGTAGGGGTCAAAATGAGTATTGAAAATGTTGATGACTTTTTAGAGCATTTTGGCGTTAAAGGAATGCGTTGGGGAGTTCGTAATTCTTTAGGAAGTACTAACTCATCACCTAAATTATCAAAAGTAACTGATTCTAGAGGTAATCGTTTAACAAAAGACGATGCAAAGTGGAACAAAAAAGTCGCTAACGTTCGAAAAGGAATGAGTGCTTATAATAAAACAGCAGATAAAATGAATGCTGTTGTCATTCCAAAAATTAACAACGATCCAAAATACAAAGACGTCGATTTTACTAATCCAAAAAACTCAAAAATTCAAGAAAAATACCACGCGGAATATAAGGCTGCTTTTGAAAAAGAGTTTAATAAAAATCTAAAAGCCGTCTATGGTAATAGTCCTTCAGGAAAGTATAAAGTTCGTTTAAGTGGCGACAACGAACCTGGTCTTTGGACTGTCGATTACAATGAGATTAAACACTCTAGCGATAACTTTAGTTTTGCTATTAAAGTCAAAACAAATCAGTTAGGTCATATTGTTTCATTTGATGTTGAAGATGACGAATTAATTCAAGCGTCAATTGACCATAACTTCCTTAGTCATTTCGGGATCAAAGGAATGCGCTGGGGGGTTCGTCGAGAGAATCCTTCCGGCGGGCTTCCTACTCCAGTTACTGTTTCGACTAAACCAAATAGTTCTAAAATTCAAACAAAAGGTGGAGCTAATCATCCAGCAAGTGATGAGGCTAAACGTAGTGCCAGCATCCACCAAAAACTTAAAAAGAGTGGTGTGAACTCTCTTAGTAATAAAGAGATGCAGGAACTGGTTACTCGATTGAATCTTGAACAGCAATTATCCAAGCTTACTACGCCACAGAAAAGTCAATTTCAGAAAAATGTTGAACAGACTCTGAATCAGACTATGAATAAAGCTACGTCACAAATTGCAGATCAGGCAATGACGCGACTCAAGGATCAATTTATGTCACAAATTGCAAATCAGGCAATGACGCGACTCATGGATCAGGCTATGAAAAAGTACAAAAAGTAATTTAGAAAGGATGCCGCATGACTCTTTCTAATAAAGCGGTTCCTATCTATTACGGCGAGTTTCGAGATGCTGTTCTTCGTGGAGATATTCCTGTAAATCGGGAAATCTCAATGGAGATGAACCGAATTGACGCTCTGATCGATAACCCAAAATTCTTCTATGATGATCAAGCCGTTGAGGGTTTTATTCGATATTGTGAAAATGAATTAACTTTGACAGACGGAAGCGATCTTCATTTACTTCCTTCATTCAAGCTCTGGTCCGAACAGATCTTTGGCTGGTATTACTTTGTGGAACGTAGCGTTTATCAACCATCGGATGGTAACCGGGGTGGACACTATGTCACCAAGACTATCAAGAAACGCTTAACCACAAAGCAATATCTAATAGTGGCCCGAGGTGCTGCTAAGTCAATGTATGGCTCATGCATTCAAAGCTATTTCATCAACGTCGATACATCTACGACACATCAAATTACCACAGCGCCAACGATGAAACAGGCGGACGAGGTGGTTTCCCCTATTCGTACATCCATAGTTCGTGCCCGAGGTCCTCTGTTTCAATTCCTCACTGAGGGGTCGTTACAGAATACCACCGGCAATCGTATGAATAGGGTGAAACTAGCCTCGACTAAAAAGGGTATTGAGAACTTCCTAACAGGATCGCTTCTCGAAGTTCGTCCGATGGCCATCAATAAACTACAGGGTCTTAGACCTAAGGTCTCAACTATTGATGAATGGTTGTCTGGAGATCTTAGAGAAGACGTGGTTGGTGCTGTGGAACAAGGTGCATCTAAACTGGAGGACTACTTGATTGTTGCAATTAGTTCAGAAGGAACTGTTCGAAACGGTAGTGGCGATACAATCAAAATGGAACTAGCTAGCATTCTTAAGGGTGAATACTATGCGCCACATGTTTCGATCTGGCATTACAAGTTAGACGATTTAGTCGAAGTAGCTCATCCAGAAACATGGTTGAAAGCAAATCCAAACCTTGGTCAAACTGTTTCTTACGAAACATACCATTTGGATGTTGAAAGAGCAGAAAAAGCGCCTGCTTCTAGAAATGATATCTTAGCCAAACGTTTTGGTATTCCAATGGAAGGCTATACATACTTCTTTACATACGAAGAAACTATTCCGCATCGCCCGCGTGAGTTCTGGGAGATGCCTTGTTCTCTAGGTGCAGACTTATCGCAAGGCGATGACTTTTGTGCATTCACATTTCTGTTTCCATTGGCAAATGGTGTTTTCGGTGTTAAAACCAGAAGTTATATTTCATCCCTAACGTTAATGAAACTTCCAGCAGCAATGCGTGCGAAGTATGAGCAGTTTATTAAAGAAGGAAGTCTTCATGTTTTAGAATGTACAGTTCTCGACATGATGGAAGTATATGATGATCTTGAAAAATTTATTGAAGATTCTGCTTATGATGTTCGTACCTTGGGTTTCGATCCTTATAACGCTAAAGAGTTTGTCAATCGTTGGGAACAGAATAATGGTCCTTACGGAATTGAAAAGGTAATCCAGGGTGCTCGTACAGAGTCGGTTCCTTTGGGTGAATTGAAAATTCTTAGCGAAGAGCGAATGCTCATATTTGATCAAGAGCTTATGTCTTTTGCTATGGGTAACGCCATCACTCTTGAAGACACTAACGGAAACCGAAAGCTTCTTAAGAAGCGACAAGATGAGAAGATTGATAATGTTGCGGCATTAATGGACGCTTATATTGCGTACAAAGCTAATAAGGAGGCTTTCGAATGACCGAAATAACAAGAGAACAAGCTTTAGCTCATTTTGGTGTTAAAGGTATGCGCTGGGGTGTTCGAAAAGAAACATCAACCTCGTCTAATGATTCTCCAAAAAAACGTCTTAGTACTAAGAAAAAAGTAGCGATTGGAGTCGGTGTTTTAGCAGTTGGTACCGCAGTCACACTCGCTGTTTTGGGAAAAC